AGTATGTTGCCTGGACGGTCGTGATAGGAGCCGGCTTGGCTACGCTGACAGGGTTTGTGCTGCTTCTCAAGGCGCACACAGCACAAGCAAACGACTGGGCAAACGATCTGACAACGTGCCGCCTAGTGAAGTGTATGAAGCTCGATAAGACCCAAGAGGTCTGCGTTTATCGCGGCGCACATAACACGCAGGAAACACTGTTCTTCAAGCGCGGTGAGTGGAAGCCGCGTGAGTATCTGTGTCAGTGGGAGGTGGATCAACCGCCACCGCCCAACGTCTATGAAGTACTCAAAGCCATAAAGGAGAGCCAGTAATGAACCGTCTGATCTTTGGCGCTGATGACTACCTGAAGCGCTGGGCGGCTCAACGTATTGGCATTGACGGATTCGGCCCTAGTGCGGCCATCGGGGTGCAACGTGACGGCGAGATAATCGCGGCCTGCGTGTATCACGACTACCGAGATGGGCAGATCGAGGCGTCAATAGCTGCTTCCTCCCAGCGATGGGCAAATCGGTCTGTCCTTTTTGGCCTGTTTGCATATCCGTTCATCCAGGTGGGTGCCAAGCGCCTGCTGGTGACGTGCAGCGAGGCCAATGACAAGGCGATGAAGATGAACCGGCAGCTTGGCTTTGTAGAGGAAGGCCGGCTGCGGAAGATGTTCGGCAAGCATGACGCAGTGCTTTTCGGAATGTTGAAACAAGAATGTAAGTGGATCGGAGTATCAGATGGGCAAGAGCGCACCTACACCACCGCCAGCGCCTGATCCTAACGAGCTGATTTCAGCTCAGGCAGACGCCAACCGGATCACGCAGTTCACTCCATACGGCAATCTGCTGTTCGGGTATGTCGGTGACCAGGGGCAGTTTGTGCAGGGGCAAGCGCCGGAAGACAGCGATTTCCAGTCTGCAGCGTTCACGCAAGAGACGCCGTTCCAGGCACAGATGCGTGCAGCTACAGAAGGCACTGGCTTGGGGCTTGGCAATCTGGCGTTTGAGCGAGTGACCGGTCAGACCGTCATCGGTCAGAACCCTGATGGCTCACCTATCTTTGCGGATGACCCTGATTTCCAGAACCCTTTCCGCACCTCGCCCACACTGTCTGGCATCAGCGCCGCGCAGGAGATTGACCCAACCACTGGCCTGCAGGCGTTCCAGCAGAATATCAGCACCGATGCAGCCCTGCCGTCTACACTCGACACAAGCGGCCTGACAGCCCTCACAAGCGATCCAGAGGGCTTCCGCAGCAATGTTGAGCAAACGCTGTTCAACAGGCAGCTCGGCTTGCTACAGCCAGAGTTTACGCGCCAGCGCAACACGCTGGAACAGAACCTGGCAGACCGTGGCATCCCGATCACGTCTGAAGCATATGACAGCGCGATTGGCCGGCTTGAGACACAGCAGAACGAACAACTGCAGCGTCTCGCACAGCAGGCCACGCTGGCAGCGGGTCAGGAATCTGATCGCCTGGTCAACCAAGCACGCAACATCAGGGCGCAGCAGTTTGGTGAGCGGGCTGCAACCGGTGAGTTCGGTCTGGCACGTCAGGGCCAAGCGTTCAGCCAGGCAGCAGCTAACACCCAGCTCCAGAACGCTGCACGCCAGCAGCAAGTGGCTGACCAGCTCCTGAGCAATCAAATCGCTAACCAGAGCCGCAACCGGCAGATCGCTGAGCGGCAAGCACTACGCAGCCAGGGCTTCAATGAGCTGGCAGCGTTGCTCGGTGGCCCGCAAGTGCAGCAGGCCAGCTTCTTTGCGCCTGGTTCTGTTGATGTCATGGGGGCTTACGGCGCTCAGTCTGCGGCGCAAGCTAACGCTTACAATCAGGCGATGCAGAACCGTGCTGCAAATCTCGGAGGGTTGTTCGGTCTGGCCGGCAACCTGGGTGCGGCTTACTTGCTTTCATAGAGGTACACAATGGCACTTAGACCACGCGCAATGCCCACGTTTGGCTTTCAGCGGCTGAACCCTGCTTATCAGTCAGATCCGCGCCGTATCATGGGCCAGGCACTCGCTCAGCAGGGTGCAAGCTCGGCACCTGTTAGGACGCCTCTACAGGGGCTTGGCAGGCTGTCTAGCGCACTTGTCGGGGCGTACCTCCAGCGCAACGCGCTTGAAGGTCAGGCGCAGCGTGAAGCGCAGGCTACAGAGGCGCTAATGGGTGCGCTGCCAGAGAATGTGTCGCCGCAGATCCGCGCTATGGTTCAAGCTGCACCTGGCACTTTCGAGCCGGCACTGATGTCAGCCCTGTTGCAGCCAACCACTACATCAAGCCTCGTAGATAAGGGCGACTTGGCTTTCGTGCAGAACACCACCACTTCACCGATCAGTGGCGCAGAAAACACCAGCATCGGCAGCGTTGTTCAACGCAGAGCCGCGCCGGTATCTTATCAAACCTTGTCAGAGGCTGAGGCAAAAGCTGAGGGGTTAGACACCAGCAAGGGCCAGGTTTACAGGAAGTCATCTGCTGGGAAAATTGAACAAATAGGCAGCACTCCAGCGACCACAAACATCAATATGCAAAATGCGCCTGGCTCCAAGGCGACGGTAGATCTGGTCGGCAAAATCAGTGATTCTGCAACCACAGCACAGCAAACCTTGGGCCGTGTTGACCAAATGCTGGACTTGCTTGATGCCGGCGTTGAGACAGGTTTTGGTGAGGAGTTTATGACCGGCCTGCGCCGCGTTGGGCAGTTGTTCAACCCAGACTACAAAATCCAAGAGGTTGCAGGAGCTGAGGCGTTTACCGCCAACGCAAACGCGCTGATCGGCCCTCTGGTCAAACAGCTTGGCTCCAACCCGACAGATAAAGATTTGGCGTTCTTTGTCACTGCATCACCAACATTGACCAAGAGTGTGGAAGGCAACCGGCTGCTTTTGAAGGCGCTTAAACTGTCACAACGCCGCGAAATCATTTTGAATGAAGCGGCAAACGACTTTATCAGCAAAAACCCGACGCTCGATCAGGAAGGTTTGTCTGGCTACACAAGATTGCAGCAGCACCTGATAAAAGTCAGAAACACCCATCCTGTCTTTACTCAAGGTGGGCAGGCATTGATCCAAGAATATCAAAGCATCACAGGTGAAGATCCACCAGATCCGACGGCTGGCGAGGACGCTTTCGATGCTCTGATAAATCAGGGTTACATCACTTCCACGCAGAATTGAACGAGGCGTCATCATGGCCGAAAGAAAAAGCGCATTTGATAGTTTGCAAGATACACGGCAGGCTTTGAAGGATGCCAAGTTCGATAATAAGCTGACGCCTAAAGGGCGGGAACTGCTTGAGGCTATAGAGGCAGGCGCGTGGACAAGCCCGACAGTCAGCAATTTTTTGCAAGGGCTGACATTCAATACCAGCGATGAAATTACTGGCTGGTTGCGTGGCAAATTGACTGGAATACCTACGGACGTTGCTATTGATTTAGAACGCGCTCAGCTTGAACAAAGCAACCCAAATCGTCCGGTGATGTCTACTGTAGAGCAACTGGCAGGCACTGGAGCTAACGTGGCGCTGACACGCGGGCGCGGTGCAACGCCAGGCGTCACGGGCCAGATTCTGCCTGGCATGGCGTATGGCGCTGGCTATGGATTTGGTGGCAGTGAAGGTAGCGTGACTGAGCGCTTGCCAGATGCTGCAGTTGGTGGTGCTGCGGGCGCGATAATCGCGCCGGGAGTAGATCTTGTCTCGCGTCCAGTGGCCAACATGGCTACCAGCGTGACCCGGATGCTGCGCGGGCCAAAAGTTCTTGCTCAACAGCAAGCGCGAACTTTGCTGCAAGAGGCGCTCGAAAACGACGCGCAGTCTGTTGAAGACGCAATTTTGCAAGTCTTGAACAAAAACACCACTGGCAAGCCATACACGCTTGCTGACCTTGGCCCAAACAGTCAGGCGCTACTTGATGCTGTCAATGTGCTGCCTGGCCCCGGCAAAGGCGCGGCGCAGCGTTTTTTGCGTCTGCGTGACCAGGGCGTCCTAACTCGGCTGTCAACAGATCTACAAGAGGCTTTCGGCAGTAGGGCTGCGTTTTTTGACGAGTTCAAGGCGTTGCAAGCGGCGAGGAAGACCACAGGAGATCGGCTGTATAACCGAGCCTACCGGAAAAACATTAGGATTTCTCCCGACTTGGCAAAGCTGTTCACTCGGCCCGCTGTCCGTAATGCGTTTGATCGGGCCTACCAGATAGCCGCTGAGGAAGGCGTCAATCTTCCTAAATTCAACATTTCTGCAAACGGCAAACTTGTCGGCCCTAGAGGCACAGTAGTCAGGACGCTTCCAACCAGATTCATGCACTTCATCAAGCGCGGATTAGATGATGAGGCGTTCACAAGCAAGGGCATCACAAGCAACGCTGGCAAAGATTACGCTGGCGCTGTAGCCAACACGCGCCAAGCGTTTTTAGAAATCCTTGACGACGCTAATCCGACATACCGAATTGCTAGAAACTACTGGTCTGGCAAATCGGCAGTCATGGACGCCATGACGGAGGGGCAAACCTTCTTGCGCGCCAACCCAGAGGAGCTTGCCGATATCATTGGTAGTTACTCACAATCAGAGCTTGAGGGTTTCCGGCTTGGCGCGATGCAAGGCATTTTAAATGAGATAGACAGTGGAGCTGAGCGCACAGCGGCACAACGACTTGTCCGCAGTCCAATGCGCCAACGGCTTTTGAGGCTGACTTTCCCCCAGACTGATGAAGGTAAAATCGCCGCTGACAAGTTTCTAAACAGTCTCAACGATGAGATCATCATGCGTGATACATCTCGCGCAATCCTCGGCGGCAGTCAGACAGCGCAGCGTGGCGAGTTTGTTTCTAGGCTCAAGGAAGGCGCAGCCCGCGATCCTGCTACCGGCCTGACAGACTTGATCCGCAGATCTGTCAGCGCTGACTTCAAAGGACTTGAGGAAGCGCAGTTGCGCGAGGTGGCAAACGAGCTGTCCACAATGCTGACAGCAACTGGTGAGGCTGATCTGCAAGCCATTCAAAGAGATTTGCAAGGCAAAGGCATCAAAGCTGTTTTGCGTAAGCACGCACCTACCGTGCTGCCACGCCTCACCAGGTTGATTGTGAACCCGCGTGTTGCTGCGGCACAAACCGGAACCATGACATCGAGCTTGGGGGCCGGTGATGCCGCGCTAGAGCTGATGGGTAGAAACGTACCCTAGTGGCTCAGAAAAAGCTGCAGAGGTCGAGCGAGTTTGATCGGTATGACCTCGACAACGATGGCGTCGTCACAGACGCAGAAATAGAACGCGCCCGCGAGATACGCGAGACAGAAGACAAAAGCCGCAAGCACCTGGCGCAGCTCAGGCTGGCACGCTTTGCTCTGATGGGTATGGGGGTCTACACGATCCTGCTGTTTATGCCCTTTATACCTGACACCCGCATCAAGTTACTCAGTGAGGTCAGCCCGCTGCTTTACATCTCGTTGAGCGGCGTTGTGGGCGCTTACATGGGCTTTACGCAAATGGGAGACAAAAAGTAATGCTTGGAGTTTTGGCGTCCATTCTTGGCAATGGCGATGTAATCAAGAAGGGCATGGATCTCATTGATGATGTCCACAGCTCCGATGAAGAAATGGAGCGTGTAAAGGCGCAAGCCAAGATCGACACAATGAAGGCGTTTGCCCCATTCAAAGTGGCCCAGCGCTATCTGGCCCTGATGTTCACTGCCACCTTTTTGGCGTCTTTCGCGCTGGTGCTGGTGATGACGTTACTGGGCAAAACCAACATCCCTGACATCAAGCAAGTCATTGATGACTTCTATCTCGGTGAAGCAATGCTGACCATCCTAGCCTTTTACTTTGGCGGCGGGATGCTTGAGGGCGTTGTTGGCAAGGTGAAGGCAAAGAAATGAACAAGGACAAGCTGCGCGAGGAGCTGGCTGAGGACGAGGGCTGCAAGTTTGAAATCTACCTCGATCATCTTGGCCTGCCGACTTTTGGCATAGGCCACCTGGTCAAAGAAGATGATCCAGAACACGGCCAGCCAGTAGGCACGCCGGTTGA